TGTGTATCAATATTTGTTTCACCTTTTATTTTATGTAGTAATTCTTTTTCTTGTGATACAAATTCTTTTTTCATTGCGTGTGCTCGTTCTATATCTACACGCACACCTTTGAATCTCATGTCAACCAGGCAAGGAAACAAATCAGATTCTAAATCAAATATATCTTCCAGGTCTTGACCAATAATTTCTTTTTTCATCTCTTGCCAAAGTCCGAGTGTTACTTCAGCATCACGTTCTGCATATGCACCAACATGCATCGCAGGTAATTTATACATTTCTGATTTTGGATCTATGCCCCATTCTTCTGCAGCTTCTGCAAGTGCAGCTTCGTTCTTACCATAAC